AAGAAGCGTACTTACCTGTTCCAGGGTTTCGTTCGTCAGAGTCCTATGACTGAAGACAAGGTGCCCGAGAATCCAATTCGTCGATTCATCATCTCTCCACAAATCTTCGCAGTCATCAAGTCCTCACTGATGGACCCTGAGATTGAAGAAATGCCAACTGACTATCTGCGCGGTCTTGACTTCAAGATTGTCAAAGGTCAAAAAGGCGGCTGGGCTGACTACTCAACAAGTGGTTGGGCACGTAAAGAGTCGGCTCTTACCGAAGCAGAGCAAGCGGCAATCGCCCAACACGGCCGATTCAATCTCAAAGAGTTTCTACCTAAGAAGCCCTCAGAGAGCGAACTCAAAATCATCAAAGAGATGTTCGAAGCGTCAGTTGACGGTCGTCCATACGATGCTGAACGTTGGGGCGCCTACTACAAGCCTTGGGGCCTAGACACTGGTACCGCCGCTCGTCGTGATGACGAAGAGGCAGTCTCAGCACCAGTTCGCTCAGCACCTGCGCCAGTAGCGCCAGTAGCTAAGGCATCTGTAGCAGAGGCTGCTCCATGGGAAGAAGATGCCCACGCCGCCGCAGATTCAATCAAGATTCCTGCGCCAGCAACCAGCGACAAGGCAAACGACATCCTAGCGATGATTCGCAATCGCCAAAAGACTGCTTAATAATTGATGCAGGATAATAACGCCCAGGGCGTTATTATCCATCATAAAAAAATATGAAGGCAAAAGAAATAATCAGAAAGTGGCGAATTCCATTCAATTGCACGTTGATGGAAAGCATTATGTCCACTGAAGTTGAACTTGCTCTCAGTGACTGGGTTAGAAACACAAACACCGACGAGTATGTTCTTATTGGCGGAACGTTGGTAGGATATTATACTAAGCCACGAATGACCCAAGATGTTGATGTGTTATATCTTTCTGCTAATTCAATCCCCACAAACGTTCAAGGTTTTAAACATCACCGAGATCACGCTTTTGAACACAAAAGAACCGGCGTTGAGATAGAAACACTCGATTCTAAATTTCTAAAAATTCCACAAAGTTTAGTAGAACAAGTATTCAAAACGTCAATTATAAAAGATGATGTTAGAATTGCTAGTCCGGAAGGATTAGTGGCCCTAAAAATACATCGTGGTCTATTACAAGATATAGCAGATATTGACGCAATAGTTAAAATTCATGATATCGACCTCACTCACTGGATTCTGGATTCACAAAAGCTAGAATCAGTTGAACAAAAATTAGGATATACCATCAGGAGCAATCTATGACTCTTCCAGACGAGAGATATCGTTCTCTAAAACAAGCAAAAAAATTAATGGAAGAATTACTCGATCCGGGTAAAACACCACGTGTGCCTGCTATAGTGCGTGAACGTGCTCGCGGAGTTCTTCGTCATTTTCCTAGCGATTATGAATTTGAAGTCATGGCAAACAATTGCCCAGAACTACTTGACACTGAACCCTTTAGCACATACAATACAAAGAACATCATAGGAAAATAAAACATGGCAACACGCCCATTTGACTTATCAAAGTTTCGTAAGGATATTACGAAATCAATCGAAGGCCTATCAATCGGCTTTCACGATCCCACTGACTGGATCTCTACTGGCAACTACGCGCTAAACTACCTGATCTCGGGCGACTTCAAGAAGGGCGTACCACTAGGCAAGGTCACGGTGTTTGCCGGCGAAAGCGGCAGCGGTAAATCATACATCTGTAGTGGTAATCTAGTAAAGAACGCACAAGAACAGGGTATCTATGTTGTACTCATCGACAGCGAAAACGCACTTGATGAATCGTGGCTACACGCGCTAGGCGTAGATACCGGTGAAGACAAACTGCTGAAACTAAACATGGCCATGATTGATGATGTTGCTAAAACAATCTCATCATTTATGAAAGACTACAAAGCAATGGCCGAGGATGAACGTCCTAAAGTGTTGTTTGTTGTTGATTCCCTAGGTATGCTAATGTCTCCTACCGAAGTAAATCAGTTCGATGCGGGCGATATGAAGGGTGACATGGGCAGGAAAGCTAAAGCACTCAAAGCACTAGTCACTAACTGCGTCAATATGTTCGGCAGTTGTAATGTGGGCCTTGTTGCTACAAATCACACATATGCTTCACAAGACCCATACAATCCGGATCCTAATGTTAGTGGTGGTCAGGGCTTCGTATATGCGTCATCAATCTTGGTAGCTATGAAGAAGTTGAAGTTGAAAGAGGACGAAGAGGGAAACAAGGTCAGTGAAGTACTAGGCATTCGCGCTGGTTGTAAGATTATGAAAACCAGGTATGCTAAGCCATTCGAGGACATTCAGATTCAAATCCCATACGAAACTGGTATGAACCCATATAGTGGTTTCTTTGATCTACTTGAAGCACGTGAGATGATCAAGAAAGAGGGTAATCGTTATGCCTACACTGACTTGAATGGCGAGATTCACAAGTACTTCCGTAAAGAGTGGAACAAAAACGAAAACGGAATTATGGATCTTGTAATGTCTGAATTCTCTGAGAAGTCAAAGAAAGAAATTCAGAGTAAAGCAGAAGAAACGGACGTTGAATAAATAGGTCAGGAGAAATTTATTTATGAGACTCGACGTTATTGCTGAAATCTGGAATATGGTCAAAGACAGCATTTTATCTAATGACCGGGATGCTGTTGCCGAGAACTTAGTTGGCATTCTGATTGAAAACGACTACTCACCCGGCGACATCAAGAGTGCCTTTAGAGATGACTATGACGTATCAACCGCACTAAAGGTATATGTTGAAGACGCTATCGAATTCGAAGAAGAATCTGAGTATGAAGAATACGAAGAAGATATCGATTACGATGACGATGAGTGGGAATAAATGACACAATGGTACACCCTAGTCACCCAGAATCTAGCTAATCTGCCAGATTTTGTTGAACACTATAACACAGAGCTACAGCAGGCTAAGCTTGAAGTTGGCATCAAGGGTAGTGTAGAGAAACATCTGGCAGGTCTTCCTGGCATCACTGAATACAGATTCAATCAATTGCAAGAGATAGAGGCCATTCTAGGACATCTGAATATGAAACTACGTCAGCTACGTAGTCAAACATTCAAGAAGTATCTTGAGGGTTATAACCGCGCCCTTACTTCACGAGATGCCGAGAAGTACGTTGACGGCGAACAAGACGTAATTGACCTGGAAACACTGGTCAATGAAGTGGCACTACTACGCAATCGCTATCTAGGTATTATGAAGGGCTTAGAGGCAAAGCAGTGGCAACTTGGACACATTGTTAAATTGCGTTGTGCTGGGATGGAGGACACTTCGATTTGATGTGTTGATTAGAACGTGCGTGTTGTTTTGATCTGCCAAGAATAAGTTGCAGTTCTTCTATCTTCGAATCCGTCGGATATAGATAGTATGAAACATCATTTAAGTGATACCACTTTCTTCCTCTATTCGCTGATCCAATGCCGCACTTATCACCGTGATGAAGAGAATAGTTTTGAGCATCTACGCTCTTCCCGCACTTCTCACACGTTAGTAACTTTTGACGATTCGTTATTTGAGCGGCCTTCATCTTTGTGATACTAGTAACTGAATGAGTTCTATTGTAAAATCCGTTATCGGGGCCGTTTTTGCCAAATTTCTCCCTACGCTCAATATCACTCATTGATGAATATACTTCATTGGCCTTGTTTCTTTTTCTGTCTCGCTCTTCGTTACTTACTACTCTTCCACTACTGCCTTCACCGCCATCAGTGAGATTACGAAGAATGCCAGTACCTAAATCTTTGCGGCCATATTGTGCTATGAGTTCTATTTCTAATCTTAGAGCATCGGTCTCTGATAAGTTTTGTTCTAATAAAACTATTCTTGATCTATCAGGGATCGCGATAGTGCTATGTTTTCTGTAAGCCCGATCATCTTTGCCCTTACCTATGTAATAAGGGGTGCCATCTTTTCTTAGATATGCGTAGACGTAATAAATATTCATGCTGATGCTCCTATAAGCGTTAGAGTGGTTAGAGATTGCCGTCTCGTGAACCACACTTTTATTTATCCAATATCATTGATTATATCACAAAATTATCATATAATCAAACTCATATGGAAGACGCCACCATATAAATACAATATGTTGACTATAACCGATAACGCCGCTAAGAAAATACAGGACATCCTAGCAGAGGAAAATAATCCTGCAGTGATGCTACGTACATTTGTACAGGGAGGCGGCTGTAGCGGCTTTAGCTACGGGTTCACACTCGATGAAGAACAACATCAGGATGACTTCGTAGTGGAGTCACAGGATATCAAAGTCTTAGTGGACTCAATGAGTATGACCTATCTTGAGGGCGCAGTGATAGACTATACAGAGACACTACAGGGCAGTCA